GCGACCACACCGGCGCCGACGCGCGCGCCATGAACGTGAACGCGGTGTCGACCAATGGGTCGAGCCACTCGGCTTGAACCAGTCCAATATGCGGCCCCATGAGGCGAAGCTTTTCCTCTTGCCGCCCGAGCCATTCCGTCGCGGTCATGTTCGCGCGGTCTGCCATCAGCAAGAGCGTTGCGTAGAACGCATCGCGGATTGCCTCGCGGCGCTGGTTTTCGAGTTCCAACGTCAGGCCGGTAGGTCCGCCCGCTTGGAAGGGCTGGTACATTGGGCGGCCTTGCGCATCGACACCGCCGTAGACAATCGAGCCGGGCGAAAAGCGAATGCCCTTCATCCCGTTTTCGTCCGGCGCAAGGATCGTCGGATCAGCCTGCTTTTGAGCGGCAACGATGGTCGTCTTAGCCATCGCGTTGACCATCTTCACGTCGGGCAGCGCCAGCATCGCCGGGCTGTCGCCGTAGGGGCCTTGGTTGCCAATCGACCAGCGCGCGACCTGATACGGGAAGGCGTACATCCCGCCGACTTGAACGATCTCTTTCGTATCGACACAGATGTAAACCGCCGCCGTCGTCATCTCGCTGTTCGGCAGCTTCTTGCCCTTCCAATCCTTCGCGGGAAGGCAAGCAAACATGAACGTGAATTCGGCTTCGGGGTTCTTCTCGGCAACCTTGCGCACCTTTTCGGGCGCGGCGTCGCCCCAACGGTGAACCGCTTGGCGCGCCGTGTACTTGAACCGCTCGAAGACGGTATCGACACGGCGCTTGTCGTTTTCCGCAATGTAGCAACGCGCAAGCGGCTTGCTTTCGAACGTCAGGATGTTCTGTGCCGGGTCGCCATGCTCAGCGTAGAAAACCATCGTCCCGAACGCGGCAAGGTCGCGATAGGCGGCAATAGCCTGCGCGTAGAACCGCATACCGTTCGCGCCGAACGCGGCAAGCATCCGCTCGGTCACGGCGTCGCACCACGTCTTTACCTCGTAGTCTCGCATCATCGACGGGTCGGCGGTTTGAACCTCGAACCATTTGTTGGCGCTGTTCGTCACCGTGCCCCAAAGTCCGCCCGCCAGATTGTCTAGCGACGTAAGCGCCGTGCTGTCGAACAGCTTGTCGGTGCGCTTCTGACCCGGCACGCGCTTTACGATGAAATCGCTACGATTGGGCAGCATCAAATCGGCAATTTCTTGCCAATGCGTCTCGTAGTTGGAGCGGTCGGAAGCAAGCCGCTCTTGGCGCCGAATGAGTTCGTCAGCCGTGGTCATCGGGGGTTATTTATTCCGGATCGGGGATGTTAAGCAGCGCAACGCTTTGAAGCGTCGTCGCTGTATCATCATCGTAGTGATGAACCAAAACCAAGTCGCCGCGCGCCATAGCCTCAGCCCTGGCGCGCGAGTTGGCGTCAAGCCGATTGCGAAGAATTTGCAAAATCTGTTCGGGGGACATTTTTTTGCCTCACGCAAAAAAGAGTTCGCCGACGATTTCGTTCGCGCCAACCGGCGTCCCGTCCGCGTCGGCGGCACCCGTGACGGTGGTGTACCCAATGCCAGCAGAGAACGTTATGCCGCCTTCGGAATAGATTACCGACATACCGTTAGGCGAAATAGGAATGGTCCGTGCCACGCCCGCGCCAGCGGTCGGAGCCGTCGCGCTGTTGTGAAGCTTGACGTAGCGCCACGATGCGGAGTTGTTCGCAAGGCACCATCCGAAGACCTTCCCGGCGGACGCCTTCAAGTTGGTGGCGTTTGTCGAAGCCGCCGAAACGACGTGACCGCCCGCGTTAAGCCCGGAAGCTGTCGGGCGATATTGCACGGCAACGTCGCCGACGAGGTTTGAACCGGCGCCAAGCGTCGGCGTGTTGAACATCGAAACCGGCAAGGGGTTTTGCGAGCCTTGGGCGCGCACGCCTTGAAGGAAAAGCCCCTGGTTGGCGAAGCGTTCAAGCGACAAAAACCCAATCGTCCAAGTCGTCGTCGATGCGGGCGCCGTTGAACCGTTAAAGCTCCAGATGAAAATATACATCCCGGTTTCGACATCGGGGATAGCTTCAACCCGACTGGCGCGCGTCGTAACCGTGGGAGCCGTAGAGGTCGCGCGCAGCGTGTCGCTGAAAAACACGTCGCGCCCCGTCAAGTCGTTCTGAATGATCGTGCCGGGCGAAGCGGTCGTGTTGACGGTTCCTACGGTGTCGCCGGTGTTCCAGCCGTTGCGCTGAGCGTCGAAATTGATGCTTGTCGCAGTCGTGCCCGTCAGGAGGTTTCGAACATAGTTCCACGCAAACAGCGTCAGCGTGCCGGTGCCGGAAGCGGGCCACGCCGCAACCGTAAACCGGATAGTGTTTGCGTTGGGGATAGACGCGATAGCGTATCGGCCCGGCACGCCAGCGGCGCCGGTAATCCCGCCGATATGCATAGACTGCCCGACGTTTACGGCAGTGAAGCGATGCGCCGGAAGCGTGACATCAAGCGTCGTCGAGTTCACGATGTTATAGGCCAAGCCTTCGCCGACAAGATCGGCCAGCAAAATGGCGAGGTTCTGGTTTGCAATGCGTTGGGACGCGACGACGGACGCGCGCAGGCGCATGGCGCCGGAAAAGATTTCCGACGAACGCGTTAGAAATTCGGCGTTCGTGCCGATGCCCGTCGTGATGTTTAGCGCCCCGGATGTTTGGTTATACCCAACGCCCGCGCCAACGATAGGCGCCGTGAAGAACGCCGGATCAAGGTAAGACGCGCCCGAATTAGTGAACGAGCAGACCCAAGTGTCCTGACCTTGTTCCTGAGTTGGAAGCGATCCGCGATTTCCGAACATGGTTTTACCTCATCCAAGAAGGGCTTTGAGAGCAGGCTTGCCGATGACCGGATCACCGCCAGCGTTGCCCGGCGCAAAACCGAGTTGCGAACCGCCGCGCGCCGCTTTGGCGCTGTTGAACGAAGCGGCGTAGGCGTCATCGTATGCCTTGGAGAACTGCCCCGAACCGGCAGGCCGCGCCCGTTGCGCGCCCGTTGCGGCGTCGCTTGCGCCCGCTTTTGTCGCGTCGGCGCGCATCGGATTGAGCAGGTCGGTAGGGCACATCGCGTTCAACCTAGCAACGCTTTGAGCGCGGGACGTTCGACCGGCGCGCCCGTCGTATCGCCCTGTCCGCCCGTCAGGATCGTTGATGCCCGGCCCTTGGCGTTTGACGCGCGGCGGCGTTCGGCTTCGGCAGCGGCCTTCACGGCGCCGTCGTCTTGCGTTGGGGCAGGAGGCGGCGCGGAAGGCATCGAGGGGCCAAACATGCACATCGCTATTCACTCCCCGCCAGCAATTCAGAAACCGGAACGCGGTCGAGTTGCGCCCGCGTTGTCCCGCCGCGAATTCCAAGATTGAACAACAACCGGGCGCGCTCCCAATGATCCGGCTCGCAGTTTGCAGCCACGATTGCGAAAATCCGGCCCGTTGCAATTTCGTTTGTGTCAGACACGAGTCGTCACCTCTCCCAGCCGAACAGAGTAAACCGCTCGCCAGCCTTGCCCCGCACCGCTTCGCACTCGGGCTTGAAGCCGAACCACATAAGCCAAGCGTGCGCGCTTCGATGCCCGACTTGCGACCAGCACTCCGCCCGGCGCGCGTCGGTCGACAGTAGCGCGGCCTTGAACGTCGTCTTGCACCAACGCGAGAAAGGCCGGGCGATGCGCGGCCACTCCGTCGTCGTGAACATCCCGACCGAAAGCACCGCCGGGGAAACCGCTACCGCGTTGACCACGGCAACCGGCGTCCCGTCCGGCGTTGACGCCACGGCCCCGAGCGTCGAAAACCGGCAAATCTGCCGCGTCATCTCGATTGGGTCGTATTCCCAACGCCCCGAAAATATCTCGGCACGATCCGCCGGGCGCATTGCCAGCGCTACGCGAGCGACTGCCGTTTCGGAGAGGGGCGCAATCCATAGGCTATTGTTTACCCCAAAATGGGGGTTTGCGCAACTATCCCTTGAGGATTGACAATTTAGCAACGCCATATGTTGCGTCACCACTCGAACGGGCTGTAGTCGGAAACCGGCGCGGGCGCGGCGATCTGCCACTCGGGGCGGCGGACCAGCGCCCGGCCTTCGCCGCCGCCGAGCAGCGCGTATTGCAGCGCGTCCGCAACGTGGGAAAACTGGTTCTTGTCGGGCTTATCCATGAACCGCTCGGCACCCGATAGCTGAATGCGTCGGTAGCAGTACCCGCCGGACATAGCCTTGCGCAGCACGCGGCAAGACGGCGACACGATGAAGCCCGGCGCCCCGTCGATCAGGCGGCGCAAGGCCGACGACACGGCTTCAACGCGGATCACGGGATCGTTGGTCGGAGCGGGTCTGGCTTGCACGCCTTCGGACCGCAGGATTTGAAACGGCGTCGTTTCGTCCGTTTGCGCCCTGTTGTCGCCCGCCGGATCGCCCACCGCGTCAACCTCGTGCGCGCCGTAGCGGGATCGTAGCTCGGCAGCGAGCATCTCGCCAAAGCGCTTGGCGCCCATATCTTCGGCGACGAGTTCGCCTAGCACGCGCCATTGCCCCGTCATCGAGCGCTGCGAGAACACGGCGGCAGGCGTCAGCCCGAAGTCGATGCCGACACGGATAGGTAAGCCGGGGATCGGCGCAATCTCGGCACAATGAACGTTGTCCCGATAGTCAGGCCAAACGGGCTTACCGTCGCGCACAAATCCGTAGTCGCCCCGGACATATACCCTGATCCAGTCTTCATCTTTGCCAGCCTTCGCGCGCTCGTAGTAGCCCGGCGGCAGGTTGGCTAGGTTCTCCGCCCCTTTGCTGTCGCCCGCCGGTTGCGCGAAGAATTCAAACCCGTTCGGCTTCGTTTCTTCGGCGAGCTTGTACCACCAGTGATCGCTGTCAGGCGGGTTGGTGTCGAGCATCACGCCGAACCAGGACGGCCCGCCTTGCAGCGTCGAGGGGTAGCGACCGACGCGGCCCGTCAGCCCGTCAAGCACGGCCTTGGGCACCTCGCGCGCTTCGTTGACCCAAGCGCCCGTCAGTTCGAGCGATAGCAGCTTGCGGATGTCGTCGGGCCGGTCAAGAGCGAGAAACATAACCTCGATGTCGAGATCGCCCTCTTGGACGCGATGCGTCGGCGGGCCTTCGGCTTGCCACTGCCCCCACTCGGGCGGCACCCAAGCGTGCCAAGTCTTGATCGTGGTCGTCTTCAACTCTGGGTAGGTGTTCCGAATAACCGCCCACCTAGAGCGGCGCTTGCCATCAGGGCCGGGTTTTTGGAGATGCGCGCGACGCAGGATTTCAACCACACAAGCTGTCGACTTGCCCGAGCCAATCGGCCCGCGTATCCCGCGCACGAAAGCGTTCGACGCGCGAAAGCGTTCGAGGATGCGGCCAGCGGGCGCGTATTTCATTCGGCGGGCACCGCGTTGGCGGGCACCGCGTCGATCATCGTCGCCGTATCCGGCGCGGGCGGCGCAATCTCGATGATGAAGCGTTGCGCGATTTCGCCGGTATGATTGTGATCGATTTTGTCGCCGTAAATCTTCGGTAGAACTTTGCAAGCGATCCATTTGCGCGTATCGACGCGAAGGCGAGAGCGCGCGATAGCTTCGCCGTTCACAACTTCGTTTCCGTTCTTGTCGACAGTGAAATCCTTCGAAGTGTCGTCGGAGATTTCGATGATCTCATCGACCCATAGCTGAGCCTGAACTTTGCGAGCCAGCGCGTACTGTTCCCGGAAGGCTTCGTTCTTGTCGAGCCACCGAAAAACCATCGACAAAGACGGCATACCCGGCTCTCGAAGAATGGTGCGAAGGCTTTCACCGTCGGCCATGCGAACGCAAAGCTTGTCCGCGACTTCCTGCGTGAACGATGAGGGGCGCCCGATGCGTTTCGGCTTTGCTTTCATGGTATTGGGAAAATAGCAACGGGGCGGCGGGAAGGCAAGGAGTTACGAACGCAACAGCAAGGCGGGTCGGTGTAACGGATTTTGAAACTCCGTTAAGCCATTGGAAAAAAAGTCAGACCCCCTCTTAGTTAGTTAGTTAGTTACATAATTACAAGAAAAAAAAGAATAGGGGGGTCTGTCTTTTCCAAAGGGTATTCCCCTTCATATCTCTATAAGCGTCTTTGTCCCCGGAAGCGTTACCGTTACCAAAAACCCGTTTATCTTGTAAGATCAATTGGTTAAGTGGTTACGGAAAAAATTGACCGTTACCGCTATAGCAGCGCGTTGGGATATTGACAAGCAGGAATAGATTAGTTAAGGTACAGTCCTTAACGTCAACAACGGAGAACAAAAATGAGCTTTGGAATTGAAAAGAATATACCAATTCCCCAAGACGCATACGCCGGGAATTTGGTATGGCCGCTAAATCAAATGAACCCCGGCGATAGCGTGTTTGTTGCCGGAAAAACGATCTATCAAGCAAGCAGCAGGATAGCCCAAGTAAAATCGAAAAAGGGTTGGAAATTTACAAGTCGAACCGTGACCGAAAACGGCGTGACCGGCGTTCGCATTTGGCGGACTGAATAGGGGCTAGGCGGGCCGGTCTTAATAAAAAAAGATCGGCCCCCTAAAAAAGAGCGTTGACAAAAAGACAACGCCGTATTAGATATAACCCATCAACGGCGCACAACGCGCCACGCCAAGGAGAAAAAAATGGACCCGGAAAAACTCAAAGAAATTCTTGCGGCGCATAAGCTGTGGCGTGTAACAGGCGGCGAGAAGGGTACGCGCGCCAACCTCGCGCGCGCCGACCTCGTGGGCGCCAACCTCGCGCGCGCCGACCTCGCGGGCGCCAACCTCGCGGACGCCTACCTCGTGGGCGCCGACCTCGCGGGCGCCAACCTCGCGGGCGCCAACCTCGCGGGCGCCAACCTCGTGGGCGCCAACCTCGCGGACGCCTACCTCGTGGGCGCCGACCTCGCGCGCGCCAACCTCGCGCGCGCCAACCTCGCGCGCGCCGACCTCGCGGGCGCCGAACAGGTCATTGACGTAGGAATGCCAAACGGCTGGCGCTGCGTTGGCTGGATGGATAAAGGCGCGCTTTCCGTCCGCGTCGGGTGCCACAACAAGACAATTGCCGATGCCCGCGAATATTGGGCGGGAAAAAAGGATCGCCGCGAAGTCATGGCCGCTTTGGATTACGTCGAAGCGGTCGCAAAGCTGCGCGCTGAAACAGACAAGTATTGGGAGGCACGCTAGATGTCCCGCTATTCAAGCACCGACGAAATTCACTGCGTCTGCGGCTACGAAGGAAACGCGATCCTCGTGCGCGTTGGCGACGGCTCGGACGAAATCGACTGCCCGCTCTGCGGAAACTACGTCGAGGCGGTCGAGCCTGAAGAGGATGACGAAGACGACGAAGACGAAGGCCCGGAACTGCGCGTGGTGCCGTCGTGATCAACGTGATCCTGTATCGCGGCAAGCGTATTGAAGAACTCACGCACGACGAGTGCTTGGTCGCCATCCGGCAAATGATGAACGAAGTGAACCGACTTACCGCGCTCATGCCGTATGTCGATTTTCGCCAGAAGGCGCGCGACATGATGAACGCAAATAAGGGGGGCAAACAATGAGCAAGCTTGCGGACAAAATTCGAGCGCGCTCAAACGATGCGCCGCTGCAAACAGAGTACATGCTTGACGAAGCCGCCGCCGCCCTTGACGTTGCGTATAACGCGTTGCGGGATGTTCGTAACGATATAGACGGCCCAGCAGAGTCCATTCGCACTATTGACGCCGCACTCGCCAAGCTGGAGGCCGCGCGATGATCTGCGCCATAGCAGCGTGCGCGCTCGTCGTCGGTGGCGCGACGTGCCAGCCCAAGGCGCCGCAAGCCGTGCTCTATGCCGACGTATTGGAGCGCGTCGAGTGCGTGACGCTGGTCGATTTCATTCGCCACGTCGGCCCGCGAAACGGCGTGTCGATGCGGCGCTTTGAGTACTACAGGTTTGAGAGATAGCCATGCCGATACGCTTGCGATTTAACCAACGTGACCGAGCGGCGCTGTTGTCCGCCGACGCGATAGGCCGGATAGAGGCGTCGCGCGTGACGCTGCGGCGCTTGATCGCGTTGGGTCTGGTTCGGGTAGGGACTTGGCAAAAGCGGATCGAATACACGCTGACCAACGAAGGCCGTGTTTGGAAAAAGCAGATTGAGGAGAAAGAGAAATGGACAAGCTGACGCCGGGGATGCTGCGGGATGCAGCGGAGTTTATACGTGTTTTCTCCGGTTTTCCCGTTGAGGAACAAGTAGCCGCGTTGTTGGAAGAAGCCGCCCGCCGCGAGGGTGGGCAAAAGCCGGAGAATGACGGCCATACTTTTGATGCGGTGTGCAAAAAGTGCGGATTTACGCACGCCGGATCAACCGAGCGCGAAGGTCTGGGCAGCGCCGCCAAACAGCGCGTCGAGAACCAAGACGAAATTGCTTCGTTGCTTATCTTCGACTGGGGGACAGACAAGCTTCCAGATGAAGCCGCAAAGCCGTGGATCGTGATTGACCAGGACTTTTATGTTCTCGTCCCGGCCGATTTGCTATCAAAGTTCCGCGCATCCGCACGGCAAGCCGAAGCGCAGGCGCCGCAGACGGACGCGGAGGACGAATACCGCAAGGGCTACGCGGCAGGTGTGGAAATATTCAAGGCCGAACGCGACGCGCTCAAGGCCCGCGTGGCGCGGCTGGAGGATGCGTTGCGAAGAATTCGCGATGGAAATTCATCTGGTCACTACACCGAAGCTGGTATGCGGCTGATTGCCGAAGCAGCCCTCGCAGGAGACAAAACCAATGGCTAAACCCAAGACGATCAAGCCGGTGCGTATGTACGCGCTTTACAGAACAGGTTTTGGCTTTTTGCCAAGAATATTTAAAGACAAAGACAAAGCGCGTTGCGACCCGGCTGCAGTCACGCTTTCCGAATACGAATTGCAAATCGTCTGCGTCGAAATCCGCGACGCCGCGACGGCGAAGCTGGAGCGGGCCGCGATCTACGCCAAGTGCAAAGCCGCTGGCCTGTCGTTCCGCGACCTGCGGGGCTCGGGCGACGCCGCTGCCAAGGGAGGGCGCGCCGATGGGTAAGAAGATGACCACAACCGAGGCTGCACGCACTCGTGCGGCACGATTTGCCTCGTTGCAAGATGGCCGCTACGCAGCGCACGTTTCCGGCTACATCGCGGGCCACCGCGCCGGGTCGCGGCTCACGAAGGCGGAGCGGGCGATTATCGGGGCCGCGTGTAATTGGTTCGCAAGTAAACAGGGGGCGGGAGAAACGCTGGAAGCACAAATCGAAGAACCGACATGCAATTGCGTCGGCCCGTGGGAGCACGATCTTGCCAAGAAAGTCGCGGCATACGAAGCAAAGAAGGTGCGCAAATGACCGACACGCTCAAGCCATGCCCGTTTTGCGGAAAGAAGCCGGAAACCATGCCATCTGGCGAAGGCGGGCGCGGGCTGATGATCCAGTGCATTACGCCGAAATGCGTCAACCCGCATGTCAGTTACTACAAGCACGACGACGCCATCGAAGCTTGGAACAGGAGAACGCCATGACCGACACGCCGGATGCGCTGATTAAAGAGTTCAAAGAAAGCCTTTTCGATTTTTGGGCAAACGGCATCGCCCCGGACACAGAAATGCTGCGGAGCATGTGCACAGAAGCAGAAAACGCCCTCCGCGCCCGCCTCACCGCAAGCGACGCGGCAATAAAGCGCGTGGCGGAGTTGGAAGCGGCATACGCCACGTTGGCAGCGGACCGGAACACACTGGACGCCGACTATTGCCGAGAGATGTGCCGCGCCGACAAAGCAGAGGCAGACTTCGCCGCCGCGCGTGCCGAGATTGAGCGCAAGGATGCGGCCAAGCAGGAACTTTTGGACGTTATCCAGAACGCCATCGACCACCCGCACGATGGCATCGCGTATCTGCGCGAGTGGATGGACGGCGGCGAACCCGCCCTCGCGCCAAAGGAGACGAACAATGGATGAAGCCGAACGGTTGCTAAATGACTTAATCGAGCGCGCAGAGCAAGCGTGCCGGTATGCGCTAAAGCATCAAAACGGTGAAGATGTTGGCGCGGAAGTGATGGCCCGTGTTTGCGAGGAAGCCATTCGCCCTCACCTTGAACGCCACGGACATATCTCCGCCGTCCTCGCCGCGATGCGCAAGCCGGGCGGGATGTCGGATAGTTGGCGGTTGGTGCCGGTCAAGCCTACCGCCGAGCAAATGCTTGCGGCTGATCGAGTGACCGAACAGCGCCACGAGTTTGCAATGGGGTGCAACAAAGCGAAGATCAATGTGACCAATTACGAGGCTTATTCCGCCATGGTCGCAGAAGCCCCGCAGCCGCCCGCACTCGACCGCGACGGCATTATTGAGGAGTGTGCGAAGGTGGCAGAGGCTGAGCATGCATGCGGCGATTACCGCTACGAAGGCCCCGCAGAAATAGCCGCCGCGATCCGCGCGATGAAGGTGCAGAAATGAGAAATTGGATGTTCGAGGCAACGGGGACGCTTTGGGAGATTATAGTGTTCTTGCTTACGGTACTAACAGCGCTGTTTCATTTTGCCTGCGTCGCATACGCGCTTGTCTCTATCTGGAGGATTTTTCAATGACCGACCCCAGCGAAGTCGTCGTGAGCGACGAAGATGCTCAAAGGTTTTTGGCCGAATTAGGGATGCGTTGGCGGGCCAAGAACTCTATAGGCGTCGTCTCCACAAAGATAGCCCTTGCCGCGTTCATCGCAAAGCGCGTGCCGGATGCACCGCCACAAGATAACGGCGAATGCGCGGGGGTTTGGCACGACGGCTTCAACGCCTGCCGCGCCAAAGTGCTGACCGGCAAATAACGCGCCGTCAAGATTGCGATAAACGCAAGCCCCCGCTAAGGTCCGACAATGAAAAAAATCGACTTCGACAACATCGCGGCACAACATACGCTTTCGGCAGTCGTTGGCCGGGCGGTTCAATTGCGGGCGAACGGCGCGGGGGAATTCGTCGGGCTTTGTCCGTTTCACAACGAACGAACGCCAAGCTTTACGGTGAGCGACCGAAAGGGTTTCTTCTACTGCCACGGGTGCGGCGAACATGGCGACGTGGTGGATTTTGTCGCCAAGACGAGCGGCGTTGCGATTGGCGAGGCCGTCAAGATTTTGACCGGCAACGAATACACGCCGACGCCGCGACCGGCAAACGCGCCCGCGTATGACGATTATGCGGGGATCGAGGCGGCGACGGTCCCCGATAGTCACGAGATGTTCGAACCGGGGCAGGATATTGAGGTGTTCAACCCGCGTCGTGACCGGGTTTGGAAGATGCGCCCGGTTATGGTGTTCCCCTATCGAGCGCTTGACGGGCGTTTATTGGGGTACGTTTTTCGCGTCGAGTTTGACGACGGCAAGAAGGTAACGCCAACGGTGCGTTTTGTCCGTTTGCCGGACGGGCGCGAGGTTTGGGCGACGGTTCCGTTTGAGAAGCCGCGCCCGTTGTATTGGGCGGACGCGCGCGGCGGTCAAGTCGTCGTCACAGAAGGCGAGAAAGCCGCCGACGCAGCCGCCCGGCTGCTTGGGAATATCGCCGTCGCGACGTGGCCGGGCGGGACGCAAGGCGTAAAATACGCCGACTGGTCCGTGCTGGCAGGCCGTAGCGTGGTGATCTGGCCCGACGCCGACGAGCCGGGCCGGGAAGCCGCGCGCGATATTGCAGACCGCTTGCTTGCGATTGGCGCGACGGTCAAGGTTGCCGAGCCGGAAGATAACCGCCCCGCCGGATGGGATGCCGCCGACGCTGAAGCCGAAGGATGGGACCGCGCCAAAACGCTTGGCTGGCTGAAAGTCCGTTGCGTCGTGATCGAGCCGACGCAACCGGAAACCGAACCGCCGCCGCACGAAGGATATAACGAAGGCCCGGCAGACGACGAGCCGGATATTGACGAACCCTTGCCTCCGGCACCGCCTATTGACGAAGGAGAAAACGCGCCGTTTCGCGTGCTTGGGTACGACAGCGGGCACTATTTCTATCTGCCGCGCGCGACGCAACAGGTTGCCGCCTTGCCTGCGCAATCGCATACTTGGAAAAACCTGATGCAGCTTGCGCCGTCGCATTGGTGGGAAGCAAACTTTCAGGCGATGAACAAGGCGGGCGAAATGGCCGCAACCGCCGCGCTCTTGGCGAAGGCTCACGCGGTCGGGCCGTTTTTCCCCGAGCGCTTGCACGGTCGCGGGGCTTGGCGGGACGGAGAACGGGTCATCTATCACTTGGGCGACAAGGCCCTGACGCCGGACGGGACGCGCCGCTTGTACGAGGTCGAAGGCGAAGCGATCTACCAAGCGACCCGGCCTATTCGCGGGCTAGACTTGGAAACGATGCCCGCCACGTCGCAAGAGTGCCAAGCCCTCGTCGGTATCTGCAAACGCCTGCCGTGGGCAAACCCGCTGTCAGGCGTCGCGCTAGCAGGCTGGATTGCGATTGCCCCGATCTGCGGCGCGTTGAAATGGCGTCCGCATATTTGGATCACGGGCGGCGCCGGGTCGGGCAAGTCAACGGTGATGATGGACGTAGTGATGAGGCTCTTGCAGTCGTTTGCCGTCCAGTTCGAGGGAAACACGAGCGAAGCCGGTATCCGGCAAAAGCTCGGCACCGACGCGCTGCCGATTGTGTTTGACGAAGCGGAAGCAGAAACGGAACGCGCGCAAGGCCGGATTGGCGCCATTGTTGACCTTGCCCGCTTGGCGTCGTCGGGTGCGCGCGTCGTCAAGGGGTCCAAGAGCGGGGAAGCCGTCGAGTTTACGGTTAGATCGGCGTTTTGTTTCAGCAGTATTGAACACTCGATCAAGCAGCACGCCGACGAAACCCGTATTAGCAAGCTGGCGCTGGTACGCCGGACGGACGCGCACGCCGACGAGGAATACAAGGCGATGATGTCCGACATTCGAAACCTGTTCACGCCGAAATTTGCGTCGTCGTTGTTTTTGCGTATCTGGCACAACATCCCGACGGTGCTTGACAACATCGCCGTTTGTATCGACGCGGCGGCGCAAGAGTTGCGGGACCGGCGCGCGGCGGATCAGGTCGGCACGCTAATTGGCGGTTACGTTTCGCTGCACATGACGCGCCCGATTGAGTTTAAGGAAGCGGTTGAATTCGTCCGACGTTATGACTGGTCGGAACATACGGCCATCGCCAGCGCCGACGATAAGACGCGCCTGCTGGAACGCATCCTGACATTCTCCGTCGCCGTTACCACCGAGGCCGGAAAGAATATGCGCGTCACGATTGCCGACATGCTGCGCGCGGCGCGGTCGATGCACGGCGGGATCATCCCGCAAAGCGACGCTGTTCGGTTGCTCGGGCCGATGGGGATCAAGGTTGACGATGACGGCGCGATTATCTCGGCCACGTCGCAGCGCTTCAGCCGGGAAATCCTGCGCGGGTCGCAATGGGAGGCCGACTGGTCGCGGCCCTTGCGCGAATTGAAGGGCGCGCGAAAGGCGAACGTGACCTATTTTGCCGCCGGAGTTCGCGCGCGTGGCACGCTGATACCTTGGGAGACAATCGGCCTCGATGAAACGCTTGACGATATGGCCGGAGCATTGGTATAAACGCAATGTCCCTTGGCGGGATTTCTTGGGTGTTTCCTCGCTAAACTTGCCCCGGCGCCGGTCCTCCTGGCGTCGGGGTTTTCTTTAAGTAGAGACACTGCTTCGGCGGTGAGCCTTGCCGTAGGGTCGGCGGTCGAAAGACCAATGATGTGCCGGAAACGGACATAGCAAGGCTCTCCGACGCAGCGGCGTGGATGGACACGCTAACGAATGGTCGTGCGGTTACGCGGGGCGCTGAACTCGGCGCTGTCTGGCACCAGTCTGGAGCAGAGACACAAACTATGCCCGCACGATTAGAGCAGCCGGTATCAAGCCCGGCCCGCGTCATTCTACCCCGGTCAGAATTCCCGATCCCGCAAAGGTCGGGTAAGTAGGCCGGTGCGCGGGGCGGCGGTGCAGGCACAAGCTTGCTAGACCAGCCGCAAGGCGAAAGCCGAGGTGTCAGGCCATAGCCGCCGCCCCGTTGCTTTATGGCCGTATCCAAAGGATCGGCGTTGCGGCGGATAGCTCGGCATTTTCAATCACCGTGCCCGGCCATTGAAGATCAAAGCGCCCTGGGTCGACACCCGGCTCGATCCTGCGGACCAGCCAAGGCCCCGACGCGATGCGAACCGTTGCCAAGCGCCCGATAGCGGCGGCGTCAACGGCGGCGTTGGGCCGGAAGAATATCAGCGCCCCGGCCATCAAGTCCCGGCTGCGGGATCGGACGGCGACCGTCCCTTCTGGCGTCGCGGCGGGCGCGTCAACGTCCGACGCCGGGCCGTCAAGGTGAATTTCTCCCACCTCGTCAACCCAACCTGCGACCTTGACGCGGCGCCCGCCCTTTGAGGACACGGGCAGGCCCGCGTGCGCCAGCACCTCTTCGACGCCGACGCCAAGGAATTGCGCAATTATCGAGGCTTCCGGTAGCTGCATACGTCGTGTCCCTTGAAACAAAGCGGTTATCTGTGCGGGATCGACGCCGAGCATTTTAGCCAAGCCGCGCTGCGTTTTGCCTTGGTCGCGTATCAATCCTTGAAACCACCTAGCATCGATAGACATGAATTTCGCCCCTTACAACCGCATGGAGTAGCGCGCGGAACATTGCATAAAAAGCAATGAGGGGCAACGGTTCAAGCGTTGACAAAAGCGCAATGCTTGTCTATATATAGGGAGTACCCCAACAGACGGGAGCGCAATATGAAGCCAGCTTTTGACTTGACACTTACACTTGTCGTCGACACGCCAATCGAAGACTTCATCGATGCTTTATCAAAAGCTGCCGCTTCCGCAAAAGAAGAAGGAGCAGACTTCGTGACTATCATCAATGCAAAAACTGAATATAACCCAATTATAAACAACAAAATAATCGGGCTTTTGATAGCTGGTTGGCACAAGGAAAAATGAAAATGCGGAAAAAGATCGTTCACAAACTCGGGGAAAAATTCGGAAGCCAAGCCGAGGTTGCGCGTATTTGCGGCGTCGATCCGGCAAGCGTTTGCCGCTGGCTTCGCGTCCCGGTCAAGCATCACTCGGCGCTGTTGCGTGCGGCGCGCGAGCGGAAAATCTCGCTCGATCACATGGACCTGATTGGCAATGTCTGACGCGCCCGCGTTGCCGACGTTGCTGCTGGTTATCCCGCTGCCCGGCCTGTTGCGCGTTGTCGTTGACGGCAAGGTTCACGATAAGCCGATCAATCGCGATCAGGCGTTGCAGTACGCACAGGCGTTTTTGAAAGCCGCCATCGAGGGAAAATGACCTTCGCGCTTCGCCCGTATCAGTCAGACCTGATCGACCAAGCCCGCGTGGCGTTGCGCCTTGTCCCGCGCGTGCTGATCCAATCGCCTACTGGATCGGGCAAGACGGCGCTCACCGCTCACATGCTCGGCACGGCGGCAAGCAAGGGGCGGCGTTCGTTCTTCATCGTTCACCGGCAAGAGTTAATCGAGCAGTCGATTTCGACGTTCGACACGGTTGGCATATCGACCGGCGTTATTGCGGCGGGCTATCGCGGCAACCCGTTTGCGCCGGTTCAAATTGCTTCAATCGACACGCTAAAAAACCGGCTCGCCAAGGTACAAGCCCCGGACCTGATCGTATGGGACGAGTGCCACCACGTTGCAGCGGCAGGATGGGCGCGCGTCATGTCCGCCTATCCGCGTGCGCTACACGTTGGGCTTACCGCAACTCCTTGGCGTTTGGACGGGTCCGGGCTTGGCGCGCATTTCGACCGGATGATTAAAGGCCCGTCCGTTGCGTGGCTGATCGAGAAAGGTTTCTTGTCGCCATATCGCGCCTTCGCCCCGTCAAACCCCGACCTTGGAAACGTCCATTCGCGCGCGGGCGATTATGTCCCGGCGGAATTGGAAACGGTCATGGGGCAATCGGCTATTGTAGGCGATGCAGTGTCGCACTATCGGCGCCTCGCGGGCGGCAAGCGCGCGGTCGCGTTCTGCGTGTCGATCAAGCATAGCCAAGCCGTTGCCGCGCAGTTCAAAGCCGCCGGGTTTATGGCGTACCACTTGGACGGCACAACGCCACGCGACGAGCGCCGCGCCGCGATCAAGGCGTTTCGCGACGGGCATATCAATGTCCTGACCAACGTCGATCTATTTGGCGAGGGTTTCGACCTTCCGGCTATCGAAGCCGCGATCCTGTTGCGCCCTACGAAATCCCTGGCGCTCTATCTCCAACAGGTCGGGCGCGCGTTGCGTCCGTATCCGGGCAAGTCGTACGCGATCATTCTAGACCACGCCGCCAACATCGCCGCGCACGGCTTGCCGGACGAGCCGCGCGAATGGTCGCTTGAAGCCCGCGATCGCAAGCGCGGCGGCAAGTCGGAAGAACCGAATTTTGCAATCCGCCAGTGCCCGCGTTGTTACACGGCGCACCGCCCCGCGCCCGCGTGTCCGTCTTGCGGGCACGTTTACGAGCAGGCAGGGCGCAACGTCGAACAGATCGACGGCGAACTTGCCGAGATTGATCCGGCTATCGCGCGCCGCGCCAAAGCGCGCGAACAGGCGCGGGCGGAAACGCTTGACCAGCTAATCGCGCTTGCCCGCGCGCGGGGATACAAGAACCCCGAAAAATGGGCTGGATATGTTTGGACCGCCAGACAAGCGAAGGGACGTGCGGCGTGAGCAAAGAAAGCGCAGCGGTGCAGCTTCCAATGTTCGAAATGGAAGAGGCATGGAAACAAGAGTGGCACGGTATGCCGGAATTCCGCCAAGAAGATTTGACGCCGTGGAAATCCGTCATTGTTCATTTTTCATCGCCCGGCGACATGGCCGCGTTTGCGGAATTGATCGGGCAAAAATTGACGCCAAACACGCGGTCGGTTTGGCACCCCGCCGCAGAGATTGGGCACTACGCGAACAAGAGGTATATCGATGAACCCTAAGTATCCGGTTTACATCATCAGCAAGGGTCGGTGGGAAACGCGCAAAACCTCAAAGGCGCTAGAGGAAATGCGCGTGCCGTATCATATCGTTGTCGAGCCGCAAGAGTTCGACCAATACGCCGCCGTGATCGACCCGGCCAAAATCCTGACGCTGCCCTTTTCCAATCTTGGCCTTGGATCAATCCCGGCTCGCAATTGGGTTTGGGATCACGCGACGGCAAGCGGGGCGGCGCGTCATTGGATTATAGACGATAATATCGAGGGCTTCTATCGCCTCAATTACAATCTAAAAACCCCGGCTGGTTGCGGCACGATCTTTCGTTGCTCGGAAGATTTTGTCGACAGATACGAAAACGTCCACATGGCGGGCTTGAACTATTTCATGTTCGCGTCGCGCAAAACCGCCATGCCGCCGTATTATCTAAATACGCGGGTGTATTCTTGCATCCTTTTAAGCAACAAGGTAGAGTATCGGTGGCGCGGTCGCTACAACGAAGATACAGACTTGTCGCTTCGCATATTGAAAGACGGTCACTGCACAATCCTATTCAACGCCTTTCTTTGCGGAAAATCGCAAACGATGACGATGAAAGGCGGGAACACGGAGGAACTGTACCAAGACGACGGGCGCTTAAAAATGGCGCAGTCTCTTGTCGAACAGCATCCCGACGTGGCCCGCGTATCGTGGAAGTGGGGACGGCATCAGCATCACGAAGATTACTCGCCGTTCAAGTACAACAAGCTGCGGCGGCGCAACGACATACTTATTCCGGCTGGCGTCGATAACTACGGCATGGTTTTGCAAGAACGTATCAGCGATCAGTGGGTAACGATCAAGCCGCGCGAGGTCGCATGAAAGAAGCCAACCTTATGCGGCGGATCATGCTTGCCGTTGGAAACTACGCAACAATCTGGCGCAACCACGTCGGGATGATTAAGGACGAACGCGGGCAGGCGCACCGCTTCGGGCTTTGCGTGGGATCGTCCGACCTGATCGGCTTTACGCCGGTCACGGTGACGCCGGACATGGTAGGGCAGCGCGTTGCGGTGTTCACAGCCATCGAGGTCAAGACGCAAACCGGGCGCCTGACCGACGCGCAAGAGCATTTCCTTGAATTCGTCCGGCGTGGCGGCGGCATTGGGATTGTCGCACGGTCGGAGGCCGACTTATCCCCTGTTATCAGAAAATCCCAATTTCGCGCTTGACGTATCCGGGCGGCGTTGCTATTTAGTCAACATCGAAACCGCCAAGGAGTTAACGCGATGCCAAAGATCATCAGCCACGCCACTAAAGCCGAATGGCTCGCGCTTCGCAGCGAGGATGTAACCTCAACCGAAAGCGCCGCGCTGTTCGGGCTTTCCCCGTACCTGACCGAGTACGAGCTTTATCACCGCAAAACCAAGGCGGTGACGGACGAATTCGAACCCAACGAACGCATGTCGTGGGGCTTGCGCTTGCAGGACGCTATCGCGCTTGGCGTCGCCGCCGACCTTGGCATCCGCGTGCGCCGGATCAATACCTACTGGCGGCACGACGCCGAGCCGCGCATGGGCGCAAGCTTCGATTTCGAAGTGATCGACCACCCGGACGGTCCCGGCCTGATGGAAATCAAGAACGTCGATTATATCGTCTACCGCGATAGCTGGTCAGACGACGAAGCCCCGCCGCACATCGAGTGCCAAGTGCAGCACCAGATGGAAGTCGCCAACCGCGATTGGTGCTTGATCGTGGCGCTGGTTGCGGGGAACACCGTTAAGACGATCCGCCGCGCACGCGACCGCGAAATGGGCGCGGGCTTGCGCAAGGCCGTCGCGAAGTTCTGGCACAAGGTCGATAAGGGCATCGTTCCCGCGCCGGATTTCACCAAGGACGCGGACACAATCCGGGCGCTCTACGGCAAGGCGGACGGCGTGCCACTTATCGCCAAAGGGAACAATCATTTGCACTCTTTGGCGTTGGCCTATTCGCAAGCCGCCGCCGACGAGCGCGACGCCAAAGCCCGCAAGGACGCGGCTAAGGCCGAAATCCTGACGCTGATCGGCAACGCGCCGAAGGTCGTCGGGGATGGCTGGTCGCTCAGCGCAAGCACGATCAGCAAGGCCGAACACGTTGTGAAGCCGACGACGTATCGGGATTTCCGCATCACGCAGAAGAAAACCGCTTAAGGAGCAACCGCTATGAGCAAGCAAGCACTTGTCGAAATCAAAGACGCCGTGACCAAGATGGAGCCGGATTTTCGCGCAGCCCTTCCGGCGCACATCCCGTCTGCCAAGTTCATTCGCACCGCGCAGACCGCGCTTTCGGTCAACCCGGACATTGCCGATTGCGACCGGCGTTCGGTCTATGCGTCGATCATGAAGGCGGCGCAAGACGGGCTGGTACTCGACGGGCGCGAGGCCGCGCTGGTCAAGTTCAACAGCAAGGCCGGGCCGGTCTGCCAGTACATGCCGATGGTCAACGGGCTGATTAAGAAGGCCCGCAACAGCGGCGAAATCTCAACGCTCAACGCGCACGTTGTCTATGAGAAGGACATTTTCGCGTACACGCTTGGCGACGACGAGAAGATTGACCACAAGCCGTTCCTTGGCGAAGATCGCGGCAAGCCCGTGCTGGTCTATGCTGTCGCGACGTTGAAGGACGGCGGCAAGCAACGCGCCGTGCTTACGGTTGGCGAGGTCAACCGCGTTCGCGCCGTCAGCCGGGCCAAGGACAGCGGGCCGTGGGTTTCGTGGTGGGACGAGATGGCGAAGAAAACGGCAATCCGCCGCCTCGCCAAGTACCTGCCGAGCAGCGCAGACCGCGACGAGTTCCACGAGGCGGTTACGCGGGATGACGAGCTTTACCAGCCGGACCCTGCCGCCGAGCCGACGCCCGCCGCCGACGCCGCTACGGAAGGCAAGAAACCCGGACGCCGCACCCGCGCAGCCGCCGCCGTGATCGACGCGACCGCCGAAGAAACGGCAACCGACGCCGCGCCGCAACCGGCAACGTCCGCCCCGGCGACGCAAGACGAAGGGGAGGACATGATCTAATGCGCTCCCCCTACGAGCAATCGTGGCAGCAGTTGGAGGCGGCACGACGCCGCTTCCAGCGCATGCTGCTGGTCCGCGATATCATCACCGGCACCGCTTGCGTAGCGGCGTGCCTTGGCCTTGTGCTTGCGGTCGTATGGTGGGTGCGATGACCGAAAAAGAAGCCAAAGAGAAATGGTGTCCGCACGCGCTTTCGTTTGGGCGACTAATTCAACCGTCCGCAAGTGGCGAAACCGTAGTCGGCTCCGGGCCGCAAAATCGCGGATACCAAATGGGCGGACCGTTGCACAATTGCATGTGCATCGCTTCCGCGTGCATGGCTTGGCGGTGGAACGGCCAGCAAACAATCGTTCGCAACGATGTCGAACCCCAAGAAATCTTCACAACCCGGTTTGGCTACTGCGGCTTGGCAGGTGCGCCATGAACCCTGTCGAGAAAGTCGCGCGCGTACTGTGTGCCCGTTGTGGCGTCGATCCTGACGACACAAACGACGGGACTTGGGACGGCGGTTCTTATCCGCGTGGCGAGCCTGCCTGGAAAACGTGGGCCGACGATGCCCGCGCCGCAATCGCAGCCATGCCCGGCTGGCAGTCGGTCAAAACGGTGCCGCTAGAAAAAAGCGTTTTGGTCTCGGGCAAAACGCTTACGGGCGAAACCTATGTCGCGGTCGGTATTCGGCTGCCTCCGATCCTTGGATTTGGTCAGTGGGATTTGGAGTTCGGCTTAGGGGTGAATAACCTATCATCAAAGCCAGCCCCGCCGACGCATTGGCAGCCGATGCCAGAGCCGCCAGAGGTGCCCGCATGACCCCCGCCGGACTGCGCGAAACCGACGCGGCGGCGTATCTCGGGATCAGCCGCATGTCCCTACGCCGCCACGGCCCGCCGCCCGTTAGGATCGGGCGTGCGGTCGTTTGGCCCCGCGCTACCCTTGACCAATGGCTTGCGTCAAAGTCCGCCACGGCGCCCGCAATGGACGCCGATCAGGCAACCGAAAGGGCAATCGATGCAATCCGCCAAAACCGTACGCCGTCGCCTCGCAGACGGAAGCGTTAAGACGTACACCTACGAACGGCACCGCCCGCGCGCGTGGACGTTGGGCCGGGTGATTGAGGCGTACAAGCAAAGCGCCGCCTTCACCCGGCTCAAACCCACGACGCGGCGGCAGTACGCCCGGCTGTTGAACGTCCTAGCCCCGCTTGACGCGGTAGCCGTGGCCGACATTCGCCGCCGGAATATCCGGGCAATCCGCGACGCCCTAGCCCAAACGCCAGCGATGGCAAACGAGGTCGTCAAGGTCGCGCGCGTCGTGCTGGCGTTTGCGCTTGATGAGGAACTAATCGAGTTCAACCCCCTTGTTGGGCTAAAACCGCTAGCGATTGGCGAACACGCGCCTTGGCCCGATGCGGCTATCGCGGCAATCCCCGAGCTTCCCGCGTACATTCGGCGGGCGGCGATGCTCGCGCTCTATACCGGGCAGCGGCAAAGCGACGTTATTCGGATGACGTGGGCGGACTATGACGGGTCCGCGATCCGGGTTGTGCAAGGCAAGACGGGCGCCCGGCTTTGGGTGCCCTGCCATTCCGCGCTGCGCGAGGCGCTAGACGGGTACGAGCGGCAAGCCGTGACAATCTGCACAACCGCGCGCGGGCGCCCGTGGGCGACGCCGGGCACGTTTGCGACGATGTTCGGGCTGTCCGCCGCCAAGATATTGGCCATGCGCGGCGTCGTGTTCCACGGGCTGCGCAAGACGGCGGCGCTACGGTTGGCAGAGGCCGGATGTTCGACCCACGAAATCGCCGCCGTGACCGGCCACGCCTCGCTGGCGATGATCCAGCACTATACCAAGGGAGCGGACCAAAAGCGCTGCGCGTCCGCTGCAATCGTGAAGCTTGAAGGCCGCAGCGCGTAGCTTGGAAAACGCGGGAAAAACCGCACCTAAGCCCAAGTGCGGCAAGGCAATTTAAGAACTGGTACCGTAGTTGAACATTGGCCCATATCAAACGGTTAGCCGGGGGCAGTTTCCCACGTTTGCCCCCGGCGTTCCCGTTATTTGCTTGCGGGCGCGACGTCGCCACACACGCGGCGCCAAGTTTCGTTATGAGTCAAAATCTGGCGCGCAGTTCCGTCCGTCAGAACGTCGGAACGGCTGACGTAGACCGGGCGCGCCCACTCGCAGCCGCCGCTAGTCACGGGACCAGTCGGAGCGCAGGCGGTCACTAGCAGCGCCGTCAGGCTGGCGAATAGTTTCGCGGTCAACCTCATCTCGTTTCTCCCTGTTGTGTTCGCGTTGAACCAAGCCCTTAGCCCGCTCTTCGTCGCGTCCGGCTTTCTTGGCGCGTGACAAGATTAGCAAGACGCCCCAAATCCCCGCGAGGATTGCCGCGCCGATAGCCCATATTCGAGAGCCGACGCCGGATAGCATCGCGATCATTCCGACCCCCTGCGCTCTTGCCAAACAAACCAAGCGACCGCGCCGATTGTCGCGACGCCAAGAACAGCTAAGACGAGGTGCGGGCTTATGCCGACGCTACCTAGGCCGTCCCAAATGTCGGAAGCTTGCGCCACCGCTTGCTGCGCTATGGTCAAAGCACCGCCAATAGAAGCGGCCACGCGCGCGGGCGTCACCCTCTTGCCGTCCGCGCTTTCGACGGTTGCCGAGCTTGTCGTTTGGCGGTGGTCGTCAACCGGCGTTAGATAGAGCGCGGCTTCGGCGGCACGGCGTCGGGTCAACCCGGCGCGGACCTGCCCGCCCGCCTTGTTCCACATAGAGAAGGCTTTTGCCGCGTTCGTGAAATCCCCGGCATTGTGCCGCCGTAGAACTGTAGAACGCTGAAAGCCAGCAAGACCGATATTGAACGCAAGCGAGACCATCGCTGCAAACTGATTGGCGTTTGGTTCTTCGGAGCAAGCCGCGTAAACGCCGCGCTCAAATTCCGCAAGGTCGCGTGCAAGCAAGGCGTCGGCAGCCTTTTTTGTGATGGTCATTCCTTCGCGCGCAGTCCGAGTATGGCCGTAACCAATCGTCCAAACGCCAGCGACATCAAGGTAAGCGTTCAACTTGCAACCCTCGAAATCGCGCAAAAGCTTTAGCCCGGTTTCATTCATTTGCATGGTAGTCTCCGAATAGGGAATATCGCAACCATCAGTGCGACAGTTTAGGCGTGGTTACTGGTCGCTTTTCCTCCGACCGTAGTAGTTTGCGGCTTGCTCACGTTGAAGCCGTTTGAATTTTATCTCTTCGTAGATCAGCCAAATTCGAAGCACCGCCCACACGGCGGTGGCAAGCAGAACAATTTGGGGCAAGACGCCCCAAAAATAACCGGCCATAACGGCTATTGCGCCAGCGTCGAGCGCGTTAGCTAGAACTTGGGTGTCGGCAGCGCGCAAAATGCTCATGTCGGGTCTCACGTTGTCAGTGCGTAGGGGATGACGCGAACAATCCAGTTCGCCGCCGTGATTGCTGTCGCCCCAGCCGGAGGCGTGTTCGTCTTGTGGGAGATGGCCGGTAGAGAGTTGTTGGTAATTTCCAACACGGTATTGGTCGCGTCGAAACGGACTTGAATGCCGTAGGTAGTGCCAGAAAACGCCAGCACGCTAGACGACAACGATACGCGGTCGCCAGGCGAATAGCCGAGTTCCGCTGTCTTGCACTCCAAGAACAGCGCTGCAAATACCGGCGTTGTCCCTAGCCCGTGCGCCGTAGTCGTGCGGGTATTGAGCGCGATAGGGTCGAGTGTCAACGTAGTGCCCGCGACCCACCGGCCCGCGTTCACACCCGCCGCCAGCTTGGCGCTGGTCACTTGCGCATCCGCGATCTTGGCCGTGACAATCGCATTGTCGGCGATCTTCGGACTTGTCAACGCCGAGTCGGCTAGTAGAGCCGTCGTCACTTGGGTGGTCATGTCAAACTCCGGGTCAACGATTTGAAAATCATGAAAGGCATTTCCGTCACCAGAGCGCTTCGATCTTGGCCGTTAGCGCGGCAAGCTGCGCCAGCAACTGCTCGCGCGTCGGCGCGGGCGGTGGGGCGGGCGGCGAATACTCGGCCCACTCTTGGGAGATGGCCGCCCGCTCAGCGGCAGACAACTCGATGCGTTGCCCGTTAACCATCCGGTGAGTTGGCATGTCCATTACACAATCCTCCGAACGCCGTAGAGACGCGCCGTGCCAGACGCAATGTTTCCGCTGGAAAACAGAAGGCGCACCGCGTTGACCGCAGACGTTGCGCCCGTGTAGGCGCCAGCAACGGCCATATTCCAATAAGCCCCGTTAACGCCGTAATACAGGCCAAGGCCGCGAATGGGTTTGGGCGTCGCGGTGCCGTTCGGATAAATCCGAAACTCGCCAGACGCGCCAGACTGGCTTGAAGAATTTGACACGTTGTTTCCAACGGCTGCGCGCGTAAAGTTAACCGCCGTTGTGTCCATAGCCTGTGTATTTCGCCCCGCCGCCGTGTCGGAAATCGTCACGCCGGAGTAAGATGTCGCGAGATAGCTTGACCCGTTGTTTGTTGAAACGCGCAAGTATAAATCGACGTCGTTTGTTGCCGGAATGAGCTTGTCGAACGAAACGACATATTCGTCGTAAGTGCTGTCAATTAGAGATGTGAAATCCAGCGACGCGGAGCCGCTAGCGCTTTGGGAGGACAAGAGAACAAGTCCGGAAGCGGACCCTACCAGCGGCTGGCCGCTCGCGCGTTGAAAGTCCGTCATGCGCCATATAGCAGTCCCGGCTTCTTTTACTAGTTCGCCCGTATCGCCGGACGCTGTCGTGATGTTGGCCGCTCCGGGCAAAATCAGAGACGCGCTGTTGGTCATCGTAAGCGAGGCCGCGAACCGCACGCGCATCGTGCGGCCTTCGCCGCCAGTGTTGCCAAACGACGTGATGCCAGTCGTGCCCGTGATAATGGCGTTGCGCGAGTTTATCACGCCAAGGTCAACAGTGGCCGCCGACGCAACAGAAAACCACGGATCGTCGCTCTCCTTGCGTGCGGTCACAGCGCCGTCGGCGATCTTCTGCGTCGTCACAGAACTATCTGGCGGCGTTACGGCGCCGACTAGAACGCCTTGGCCCTGTATAACTTCGATGTTGTTTGTACCTACAGGCGGCGCGGTGACAAACGTTAGCGCCGCGCCCGCAACCGTGTAGCGGTCCTTTTGCTGATAGACGCCCGAGATATAAATATTGACGTTATCGCGTGTCACGGGATCGGCAGGCAAAGTGAAAACCGTTGTCGAACCGTTTCCGCTAAACTGACTGCGAAGATAGTCGGCATAGATTGCGCCGGTCGCGGCAAGCGCCGCAGGGTCGTAAACCGTCAAGGCACCCGTCGCGTCGCAGCCAATAACTTTGTTCGCGCGGATTGCCGACGATGGCAGCTCGGTCGAAATTGTCGGCGCGTCCGTTTTAGGGAATTTCACGGCACGGTCGTTGCCTTCCGCCGTTTCTTGCGCGATGGCCGTCAAACGATCAAGCGCCCGTTCGTGCGTATCGGCCGGAAAGGGATCGTTTGGCGCATAATCGACAAGCTGCGTGCGCGCTGTATTGCGCCGGATCGTCCATTGCACAGCCGCAGTCGGGGCGACTATAGCCGTCACGGTCCCGGTCGTGCCGTTGCCGCCGGAAACCGTGTAATTAGTCGTCAGCGCAAGCACCGTTTCGGCGCCGGTTGCAATCACGCGCCGGATCACTTCGAGTTCCGACGCGCCGAAGAATACGAACGGGACCGAAAACGCGGTTGTTACCCCGTTCCCCGTGTAGCTAACCCGCGTCGTTGTGGTGTTGATGGTCATGGCTTGAACCTCACTGCATCACGGGCATACGTTGTTTTTCTTTGCGTTCTCGCTTGTCGTCAACGACTTGGCGCAATTCTACGAAGCGCGGATCGTTTAAAACCTGTTCTTGCGCCAGCGAGCGATATTCTTGAATAGTGCGACGGATAAACTCAGACTTTCCTCCGTCCTTGCCGTCGGTTCCCATCTTGTAGATCGCGGACATTTCATGTTGACCGGTAACAACGGCGTTCAAGAAATCGCGCGCACCCAACCCCCAAACGGGATGCTTCAATTCGTTGCCCGCCAAGCGGACATACTCATCGTATGCCTCCGGGAAATCCCCCATGTTGACGTTGGCGCCATTGAGCGAGGTCTTCTTGGGGATGCGCGCGGGTCCGTAGTTCAAGCGCGACAGTTCCGCGTCGATAGGCGAGCCGCGATCTTGTGACACGCGCACGGGCGATAGCACGTCGAACGCTTCGCCAAGCACCGCTTGCGGCTTGATTTCGTCGCCCCAAAGATTGCGGCGCGTCGTCAGGCTTGCGGACAAGCCGGGGATACGCGCCATAACCGCGTCCCATGGCGAATTCACTTCCGCCGTAGATGGGTCCATAGAACGTTCGGCAAAACCCAAAGCGGACGTGAACGGTACCAGCGAGCCGACAAGCTGATTTACATAGTCCTTGGTGTATTTGTTTGGATCGCCCAAAACCTCGAACAGCGACGCCACGCCGCTAAAAAACGTCTTGTCTACAATGGTTGCGGATACGGCGTGAATTGCCCCGGCAACAACCTCGTTCCATTCGTCCATTTTGTCGGGATCGATTTCGCCGCGCTCGGTCAATTCCTGCATCGTTGACGCAAAGCCCGCGATCATCCCAAACGGGTCAACGCGGTTATATCCGGCGTAAGTGTCGCCTACCTTGATCGAGTACGGTTGCCAACCGTTGCGCGTAAGCGCCTCGCGCTGCCCCGCGTCCGTAGGCCCGGCGCCAGTCAACAAGCCGTTTGCCGCAAGGTCTGCAGCCAGCAAAACCGTAGTCGAACCCATTGCAAGGCGGGCCATCGCCAAGTCGGCACGCGCGCCGCCTGCGGCAATATCCGCGCGCCACTGCCCAACCAACGGCGCAAGCGGCGTCCGTTCAAACGTGTAGCTCAGGACGTTCGCGGGCGTGCGGACGAACGGCAACACGAGGAAAAGCGGATTGAGTTTCGCCAATGCGCTTTCGTCCATGCCGCCGTAGTTGCGAAGCTGCATGATCTTCTGCGCGAAGCCGCCCGGCTCTTTGTTGAACGTGTTGTAAAGCGCCGCGTCAGCCGCCGCCATTTTGATGTTCTCGGGCGGGTTATGAACGATTTCCGCCATGCGCCGCGACGCGTCCGGGCCTTGCAAGCCTTCGCTTGCAGCCTGCCGAAACGCTTGCGCGTGCAATTCCATCCGATAGCCGATGGTCTGGAAAAAGGCGTCCTGACCGGCAAGCAAGTGACCGGGGATGCGTACCGTATGACCGATGAAATCAACCACCCGGCCCGCCGCGCCCGCCTCGTCAAGCCGAAACGCCGCCGCCGTGATGGCCGGTTCGCGGACCATATCGAGCGTGCCAGTCGCGGCGGGCTTCGTGCCGGAAACCAACGCCTGACCGCCAAGCCGGAAAGCGTCCTTGAGCGACGAGACAAGGCCGTAGGTCATCGCCATAGCTTCGCCCGGCGCAACGCCCTCGCCAACGGCGCGGCCCATTGTTTCGCCAATGCCAGCCGCCGCAGAACGCTCCGCAACTTGCATCATCGCCGTGACGACGTTCGACGTACTGTTGACGATGTGGGTTGTTGGTGACCAAAGAAGCCCCATAACAAAGCTTTCCTTGACCGCGTCCATCGACGCCGCGCCCCACGATTTGCGGATCACGGCGTTAATCGCTTCCGGCGGCGTGCCGTTTTGCGCCAGCACGGCCAACCGTTGCGCCATCGCGCGAGAGAGGTCCGGCCCGCCCATGTTTGTCAGCATGTCGCCAACCGCCTTGGCCGTTTCCGTCCCGCCCAAGCCCGCCGGGATCGCCCACGCTTGCAAAGCGCGTGCCGTTTCCGTCCGGGCCGCGACGACTTCCGCTTGGATCGCGTAGTGAAGCGACATCATCTTGCGGAATTGGAATTGATCGACCGAGCTTGCCGTAGGCGCCGCTGCCTTTTGGGCGATTTCCAGAAGCTTGGTCGCGGACTGGTTCAAAATCTGCCGCGCCGCAAGCGATTGCTCGGCGTTCAACGGTTCGCCCCGGCGCCGCGAAAGCAGATCGCTAACCGACATGCCAAGTTCCGACGCAAGGCGCGCAGTTTCCTCATTCGATTGAACGCCGCGCCGGGCTTGGTCAATGTCGCCCGCGAAGGCGTCGGCCATCTGCCCGATGACGGATTTTACATCGTCCGGCGTATTGATCCGGGCGAAGTTAACCATCACCTCTTTGCCGCCCGGCTCACCCGACGCCGCAAGCCCGCGCGCCGCAACGTCGGTCGGTACGCTGGTTTCCGTCGCCGCCATCCCGGCGCTGACTTTGGCTTTCGGGTCCGCCGCCGGGCGCGTACCAACGCTGATCAGCGGTTCCGCCGGATCGCCCAACAGCTTGAAATCGTTCTCGTTAACGGTGCCGTACTGCGCGCGCAGCGTAGCCAGTTCGTCGACACCTTGCCCCACGGCGCCGGTTGCGGCGGTGCGCGCCTGCATCCCGCTACGGACGGCGCGCGCGGCAAGCGTCACGCCTTCGGCGATAGCGCCAAGCCCGGCGCCTTCGATGGCGTTCTTGAACCGTTTTTCAACGTCGCTGTTTTCTTCATTGCCAGTTTGAGCAAGCCAGTCCGTCAGCACGTTTTCGGGCAGATTTGCCTTTTTCCAAAGGTCCGCTAGCCGTTCGCCGTTCGGGTCCGCCGTTAGGAAATCCGAAACCGCGCCCGCCGCAATCCCGCCGGACGTTGCGCCCATCCCAACGGCGGACGCAGCGCGCGAAGCCGGAAGGAACGCGGCAAGGAACCGGACGCCTTCGCGCACTATCCCGCCCGTTACCGTCTTGGCCGGGGGAACGCCGCGCGCGGTCGGATCGTCCGGCCCGGCCATCGCGGCAAGCGGGTTGAAGCCCTTCCCGTCCCCTATGGTCAGGTCCGCAACGTTGGTATTTAGCCAGTTTGCCAGCCCGTCAAGCGCCCGGAACGTCCGGTTCACGGCGTCCGATACGCCGCCAAGGGCTTGCATTGGGATTTCCCGAACGCCCCCGGCAACGTCTTTTGCAAACGTGCCAGCGCCCGCCAGAAGGGCGCCAGACGCGACGGCGGCGGTTGGGGTAGGTTGACCGGGGCCGGGCGCCGGTTGCGCTTGTGCGGGCTGCGGCTGCGGGGCTGCGGGCTGTTCCTGAGCAAGGACGCGGGCGCGGGCGCGCGAAATCACGTCGTCAGCGCTTGCCGTCTGCCGGTACGAGGCATAGCCCGGCGCAAGGTCGTTAGCATCCGTCAGGGTTTCAGGCTGGCTCATTTCGCGCGACCTTGGCCGGAAGCCGGAGCGGCGGCGGGCTGCTGCTTGATGAACCGCCAGCCCTCGATTTTGCGCAATTCCTGGTCCGCCTGTTCGCGCGACAATTGGCCCGCGTCAAGGCGCCGGATCACTTCGCTTTCCGCTGTTGCGAGATTTTCCAACGAAATCGCACTCCGTCCGCCTTCAACAAACCTTGGCACGCCAATTGCTAGGCTCAGGTTTTGAAACTGGATAATCTGGTAGCGTTTTATCACGTTTTGGGCTTCCGCAACAGCATCCGCTGCATTGGCGCGCGGATTGGCCCTAGCCCAATTGTCGAATTCCACAATCGCTTGCGCTTGGGCCGAACGCCCGATAGCCGCCGCCGATCCTTGGAAGATCGCGCCAGGGTCAAGCGTCGTCGATACCAGTTCACGGCCAGACTTGTAGGGGGACGGCGGCGCGTCGCTTCGATTGTCGGCTCGGTTCTTTTCGACCAGCGCGCGGTAGGTCGAGATTTTCAAGCGCCCGGCCTCTACCGCGCGCGACGCCGCCGCTTCAAAATCCGCCGGGTTGTCCGCGACCGAGCGGCGCGTGAGGTCGATCACCGTATTCCCGTCGTCTGTTCCGGCGTCTTCCGTCATCGACCGGCGCAATACACGCATGTCAGCGGGGGAAATACCGCCGTGCCGCTCCAAGCGGCGCATTTCGTCGGAGTTCGGGATATTCCCCGCCGCAATCCGAGCTTCAACGTCCTTCATCAGCGCGTCGCCTTCGCGCTGTAGCGCCGCGCGCGCTTGGCTTTCGGCGCGGTCTTGCGCCCGCGCGCGTTCGTTCGCCAACGAGGTGGCGCGGTTGTTGGCTTGCGTCAACAGACCTTCGCGCGTCTTGGGGTCCATACGGTCGAACCCGCCATCGGCAGGGTCCGACAAGCGGCGAAAGGCTTCGTCCGGGTTGTCGCGGATCAGGGCTATAGCCCGCGTTTGCGCAACCCGATCATAGAACTGACGTTCCCGCTTTTGCCCATCGTCGGCGCCAATCAGCCCCGCCGACACCATCCCCGCAATAGACGAACGCGCCCGGCCCTCGATTTCAGCCGTTGCCAAAGGATCAGACGTCTTTGCTGCGAGTTGCGAATAGGTTTCAAGGGATGTCTCCAAGTCAGCCTTGCCGCTTTCTACCTGCCGCGTGCGCGCGAGCTTGTTTATCTCGACGCTACCGCGCAAAGTCGAACGCTGAAAATCTCGCGACAGCATAGAAAACACGGTCGGGTCCGACGCTAGATTTTCCCGGTACTTATCCAGCAGGCCGCGCGTGCGCTCTTGGTATCGCGCTGGCATGGTTTGCCAATCGGTATCGGCTTGGAATTCGTTGTCAACGTCCGCAAGATCGCGCGTCATTTGCGCCTGCGCACCAATCAGCATTTGCGCGCGTTGGGCTTCTTTGAACCGCGCCGCCGCGTCGAAACCGGCGTCGGCCACGGCCATACCCGCGCGCTGTATCTGCGCGCCGGGGCGCCCGGCTTCTTCCATACTGACGCGCAGGTCCGGAGCGCTAACTTGCTGCTGATATTGCGGGAGGCGCGGCATCAGTTCACCGCCAACGGTTCGGACGGCGGGACCGGCGCGCGGCTAGACCGCGTGCTTGCGTTCATCCCCATCAAGAGGGACGAAGCGGCGCCCATATACCCGGCTTGGCGAGCCTGAGCGCCGCGCGCTCGCTCTTGACTGGCGCGAACGTCGCCGCCGTACCGAACTGTCAGCGCATCAAGTTCGGCGTTTGCAGCGCTATCCGCGATCACTTCCAAGGGCGAGCCGGAAAGCTCGATACCCGACGCGCCAACAGCCGCCTCTTGCGCTTGACGCACGCGGGTTGCGTTTCGACGTATCGAAGCCTCGTTCGACGCCGCTTGTTGCTGGATTGCCGCCGCGTTGTACTCAGCCGCCCGAGCCTGCGCGTTGCCGGATTGGATTGCGCCAAGCGCGGAAAGCGCCGTACCCGCAAACCCAATGCCGCTTGCAACCGTGCCAGCCGTTGCGGCGCTCATACCGGCGGCGATTAGAGCCGTTTCAAGACACATGACCGATCACCCGTCGTTTGTAATCGTCAGCGGCACCATTGCCGAAATCGTGCAAGGCAACGGCTGATCCTGTACCACGCGCACGATCGCACCATCGCGGTCCCAGGTAGCCGGAAATTTCACAGTCTTGTCTCCGGTAAACAGCAAGGGGGCAGCGTCCATTGGCATAGAGGGATCGCGGAAAAGCACTTCTTCCATGCCCCCCACGACTGTCTCATCATAACCTACTTTGGCGCCCAAAGTATTCCAAAACCGCACGCCAACCTCGACCACGCGCGTTGTTTTGGTTTGCGCCGTCCCGTTGGCCGATCCGGCTTCAAGGCTCATTGTCTCCAATCGCGCTGTGCATTTCAGGCCAACTTGGGCTTTTGTCACCGCCCGGTTAAGCGTGATCGAGCCGGACGATACGACTACGTCCGGGTGAGCGGCGCCGTTGGCAAGCACTTGCACAGTCTGGCCTTCAAGGTGCGCCAGCCCCGTGATTGCCGCCGTCGCAACCCCCGAATATGTCAAACCGCTGTCGACAAAGAAGCAGTCTTTTGTGTCGGTATTTGACGCTGCCCAAAACTCGTATTCCATGAATTCGACGTAGCGCTTTGTCGCCCCGCCGATTGTCCGCTCGACCAACAACCAAAGTTCGTCTTGCCCATCGCCGGGTATGACGGCCACCGACCGGACCTTTGCGTCAGCACCGCCGATAGGGTGGCGGTGCCAGCCGATCACCTGTTGGTCGCGCATATAGGTGCAACCGACCAAAACGCCATCGTCGCGCGCGCCCCAAACAATCGACCAAGGCTCGGCCTGATAGGCGAGCGAACGGATTTTCGGGCGCGTGATGTGCCGGGCAAAAAGCGAAACCTCAGGCGAAACTTGCGCGTCGCTTTCGAAATTGTAGCTCATCTCAAAAATCTTGCGGCGCGCGCGTTGCGCAAACAGCGTCGATTGCCCGACGCGGATAGGCAGGATTTTCGCGCAGCCCACCGTCGTTTCCGGCGAAGCCGTGATATTGTCCGGCGTCAGAGCTTCGCCCAACGTCGAAGCGCGTATCGAGAATTCGGCGCCAGCGGTACCGACAAGCAGCGACTTGGCCGACGCCATCCACTGAATTGCGTTGACCTTGCCGTCCGCGATAGTGAATTTCAGCGCGTCAGACGCGCCCGAGCCGGTCGTCAGATTTTCGAAATCGTTGGTCTTTGAACCCCAAATAGTCTGAGGCTGCCCCGGCGTGCCGCCCCAAAACAGGCGCTGCTGGTGAAACGCTACAGTCCCCGGCCAATTGGCGCCGGTCCATTCCGTAGGCGTCAACGTAAACGTAATCGCCGTCAGCGACCAAGACGTGTGACCCGTGCGCGTAAGCTTGCGAGGTGCATAAGACGGGTGCGCAAGATAGAGCGTGTCCGCCGATTGCACCCATTGTAGCAATTCGAGGTCTGCCAACGTGTACGGCGTCGCAATCTCGTACGCTACGCCCGGCGTCGTCTCGATCCGGCCACGGTCCTTGTAGAAGCGGAAATAGAGGTTTCCCGCTTCGATGATGTAAGCCTGCGTGGTGCTGAATTCAAACGGGATAACGATACCGTCACCCGACGATTTCGTTTCCGCTACAAACCGCGTTCCGGGTCGGCGCGTCGCCGTCCCTTGGGGAAGCGGCACAAAATTCTCCATAATACGCGCGGCGTTCGCGTATTTTTGAAGATCGACGCGCCCGTATAGCTGCGGCGACCATTCGCCCGCATTGAAGCTTGTGACGATAGGTGCTACGCGCGGCATGTCATCGCCTCGAATTTAGCCATTCGTCGGCCACGGTTTCAACGCGCGAGCGGCCTTCGCGCGCGTCGATCATCCTAGCTTCCGTCATTTTGGAAACGTAAGCGTTGCGAAGCTCGGTCGTCAGCGTAGCGTTTGCCGCCAGCGAGAACGAAATATCCGCCGCGAGCCGCGCCGAAAGCGCGTCGTCTAGCAGCGGGTCGAATAGCGTCGGGTCTTCGATGCGCGCGACATAGACGATCTGAAGCGGCGCCGCTTCGTTCGTGATGATCGTGCGGCCTTCAATGCGATAATCGATGTCTTGGATCGGTTCGCCGTTCACCTCGATAAGGCGCAAGCAATACTCGGGCAGCGGCCCTTGCGGAAGCTGAAACGCGCGCTCGTATCCAAACGCCGGAACGTCCGTCAGAGCGGGAAGCTGAGCGCGCCTCATCGCGCAGTTCCAAGGATAGGACCGCAACACGGCATCGCGCGCCGGGCCGTAGTTTCGAAGGCACAAGCGAGCGGCCTTGGAGTTGTCGTTAAGCGACGTGATGGCTTCCGCACCCATCAGGTCCAAGGCTCGATTGCAGATTTCGACGGTACTGTTCGCCATGATCAAGAAAGGGCGGGGCTGTTACACCCCGCCCATCCTCCTGCTAGGAGTTGTCCTGCCAGATGATGCGAACCAGCAACCGGCCCGACGCCGGGAGCGCTGCCGCTGCCACCGTCATGATCAGTTGCTCGTCAGCCGTCAGAACGTCGCCGATGACAGCCGCCGGGTTGGCCTGAACCCACTGATCCGGCGTCGTCAGCGCGGCGGCGGCGCGGTACTTGCCCGCCGTGCCGACGATGCCGATAGCGAGCGTGGCCGTACCGGTCGAAACCGTCGTATTGAGTTCGACCGCCAGGATACGCGCGCCGGACGGGATCGGGGCGCTGATGTTGTAAACGCCGACAGCATCGGAAGCGTAGTTGAACACCTCGATGCTGGAACGCTTTTTCGCACTAACCGCCGACTGGGGCGGGTAGTTGCGGGGAACCGTCGCAAGCGCGGCGGCAATGGTGCTCGGCATGGGTTGATCCTTTCTGCCTAGCTAGGGTTAGACGTAGGTCGAGCCGCAACGGATTTCGACGCACTTGGCTTCTTCCATGCGCGTCGCACCGAACGTCGATTTCATGTGCAGACGGATGTTGAAACCCTTCGTCGGGTCCGGCGCCGCGTTCGTCACGGGGCTTTCGCCAATCGCTATCAGCATGCCGGATTTGGCCCACGCCATGACGCGGCGGGGGTTGGCATCGCCGAACGCCGTGCCCGGCGTCACCACCGGCAGGCGTTCCGTGCGAATGAACTTGAAGCCGAGGAAGGTATCGACTTCGCCGTTCACCAACGCCTTGACCGCGTTGAAGTCCGCCGACACGACTTCGGTGGTACGGAGAAGCTGGCGAAGCTCGTAAGCGCCGCAAGCGATGTACCGCTCTTCGTCGGGATCGACCCCGGCTTCTGCGGCGTCAAGCAACAGCTTGGCCTGACGCAGCTTGCCGATGGTAAGCGACGAGTTCGTGGCGCCGCCGGTTTCGACGTAGTTGGTAGCGATCTGGTTCGCCGCGAGGAACGGCGTAGAGGTCGCACCCGTCTTGCCGGTGCCTGCCGCACGGAAATACGCGGCAATCAGTTCGTCGTCCATCGAGCGGCCCATAGCCGCCGCAAAGGCTTGCGTGTACCAGCCCTGCGGTTCCATGAGCGTGCGGGCGCGGTCCTGGCTGTCGATGATTTCCGACAGTTCGAAATCGCGCATCGCGACCTGCCGACGAGCATGCGGCACTTCGGTGAACGGCGTGTCCGAGTGGCGCGACGTGCGCTCCACAGCGTTGACGACACCGATCTGGTCGAAGAAACCGAATTCGCCGTTCAGCGTTTCCTGGCGCACGGCCTGAAGCAGCCGCGAACCCTTCTGCTGACTCAGCAGCATCACATTGCTGCTGAACTGGTTCACCATTGCGGTAGTGATCTGCGTGGACATCTAAAGTCCCTCCGTCAGTTGGAAGCCCGAAAAGGGCGGTTTGGTTTGACGGACGGAGTATCCGGCGTGCGGGTCCGTGCCTTGCGCGTGCGCCGCGCCGGGCGGTCGGGCTTTCCGACTAGCAGCGGGTCGCCCCCGGTTGCCCGGCGACGAGTGTCCGCGTTTTTGTTTGAACCGTTGACGAGGGTCATTTCAGCACCCACGCAAAGTATTGCCCCGCGCGCTCGGTCACGGCGTCCAAGCCTTCGCCATCGCGCCGGGTCGTCATCGCGAGTTCCAAGCACTTCGCGCGCAAGCGTGCGCGTTCCGCCGCCGGAACGGTTTCGATGCTCATGGCCTGTTGGCGTTCGCGGCTCATGCGGCACCACGCCCGCGCAAGGCTTCAAGCCTTTCAAAAAGCTCGGTCTGTTCCTTGACCAGCAACCGGTGCTTTGGGTCGTTGCGGTGCTTGTTGTCGAAGAACACCGGATCGGATTGGATTTCGCGGATACGGCTCTGAATTTGGTCCGCCGACAACGTAGCGGCGCCAACCGTACCCGGCCCCGTGATCGGCGCGGCGTCGTTGCCGAGCGCGGCCATCAGCCGGATGAACTTTTCGCCAAGCCCGACTTGCGCCATGCGCGCGAAATCGTCGTCGTTGAAACCGACCTTGCGCGCGTGCGCCTCGATAGCCTGATCGGCTAGCGCTTGATTGGTCGCGAACTTGTCGCCCCAATCCTTTTTGAGATTGTCCACCGTCGCCGCGCGCGCGGCCTCGATAGCGCCGTAAGACGCAGCCTGCCGAGCGGCGTAGGTGTTCAACAGTTCCTGCGCGGCCTTCGGCGGAATGCCGTTCTTGTGCGCGACCTTGCGGAATTCCGCTTCTCCGTCCTTGTCCCACTTGTCAGCCGGGAACCCCTCTGGCGGCGCGAACGTGTAGCCTTCGGGCGCGTCCGGCACGCCAAGCGCCTTGCGGAACTGCGCGAGTTCTTCCGGCGCGGCGTTGTCGCCCGGAACCTTGACGCGACCGCCGATGGTCTTCTGCAATTCGACGTGCGCGCGCGCCAAAGCATCGACGCCTTGGTATTTGCCCAACGTCTGATCCGAACGGAGTTCGGGCGGCAAGCCCGCGCGCCAATCAGAGGGAGGAGCGGCCCCCGTACCAGCACCCGCGCTTGCCGGGGTCGCGGTCGAAACCGCGCCCTCGGCGCCAGCGCCAGCCGCAGGCGGCGGCGCCCCCGTCCCGTTGTTTGTCGTGTCAGTCATTGGTTTGCTCCTTCACAAGGTTTGGAAAATCGGCAGGCGTCAAACCCAACATTTCGGCAATGTGGTTGAACGCATCCCGCCGCCCTTCGTTAAGCGCCGTCTGGTACGGATCGCCCGGCACGAAAGAGGTCGTCGCGACGTTGCAGTATTTGGCGAGGTCCGAAAGCACCGCCTTGCCCTGCGGCGTATCGAACACCGCGCCATAGGAAAAACCGACCTGTCGCGCGCGGTCGGGTTTCTTCCAAGCGTTTTGAAGCCAGATAACGGCGCGCTTCATTGCGCACCCCCTGCGGCCTGATCGACCGACATTCCGCCGCCGACGCCCGCCGTTGCGTTCGCTTCCGCCAAGCTCTTGACGGCAGCGGCGCCATCTTTCATCGGCGCGGCCATTGCGGCCATCTGCTGCATCGCGGCCTGCTGCTGCTTCTGCTGACGCATTTGAGCGACAAGCTTGGGATCGTTCAGGACCTTGGCCGGTACGCCCGTGCCTTCGGCCATGATCCGCAAGAATTCATCGGCATTGATGTTGTCCAACACCTCAGGCTTGACCTGCGCAACCGGCGTGACCGACTGCATAAACCGGTCGAGCGACGCGGCCTCTGACGCCTTTTGCGCGCGGGCCAAAGGCGAGACAAACGACACTTTCAGGTTTGGCGCTTGGGCAATCGACGCGGGCGGCAACGGGAGCCAACCGTTTTGACCGCGCGACCACATAGGCGCCGACGCGCGGGCCATGAACGTGAACGCGGTGTCGACCAATGGGTCGAGCCACTCGGCTTGAACCAGCCCGATATGCGGCCCCATCAAGCGAAGCTTTTCCTCTTGGCGCCCGAGCCATTCCGTAGCGGTCATGTTCGCGCGGTCTGCCATCAGCAAGAGCGTTGCGTAGAACGCATCGCGGATTGCCTCGCGGCGCTGGTTTTCGAGTTCCAACGTCAGGCCGGTAGGTCCGCCCGCTTGGAAGGGCTGGTACATTGGGCGGCCTTGCGCATCGACACCGCCGTAGACAA